TTTGCTTTTTTTGATGTAAGGCAATTTTTAAGCCTAATTTTTAATATCTCATCAATTTGGCAATCACTAATATTTAATGGTGAGTAATCAACTGAATCAACAACAGATGTTTTTTTAGTTGTTTTATTCTTTTCATTAATTTTAGCTATTGGTTTCTGGTTAGTGGTTAGTATTTCTTGGTTAGTGGTTAGTGGTTCTTGGTTAGTGGTTAGTGGTTCTTGGTTAGGGTTATTTTGGCTAACCGAAATTAACCCACTGGGTTCTTCTTGGGTTTCTTTGGGGGCCGCATTTTTGCTAGGTCTCCCGCCCTTTGACCCATTTTGCTTGTTTTTCTTTGAAGTTTTTCTATAATCTTTTAAAATTTCTTCACATCGATAATTAACATAACCTTTATCAGTTAATGTAAAAAATTCATCAAGAATTATCTGAACGCTATCCGACTCGCTACCCAACCTTAAGCGACGAACAACCGAGTGGGTTTCCTCTGGTATTGGCTTTTCTGTATCGTAATAATGATTAATCAGTCGAAAATAAATAGCCTCTTCAATCAAACTAAGGTGAGCCGTACCAAGAGCCCAATCAGAAATGTTAAATTTATAATAGTGCATTAATTACCCCGCTTCTTTTGCCTGCTTAATGCTGTCTATTTCCTTTTGCAGTAAATCCCTAATCTGTACCGTATAGCTTTTTAAGGTTTTAGATTTCACATCATTGAGGTGTGTCCACTGAGATTCAGTTAATGCGATGATAGCTTTCTTGGCCATGATTGATCCTTGAGTTAGTGTAAAACGTCATAATAATAGCTATTCCTTATAAAGTAAACATATTATATGAATTAAAGTCTTACAAAGTATTTACTTGTAATGCTTTATCGTTTATTATGTAACTCTAAATATATAACAAATCTATTAAAACATTAAGGAACTAAAGCATATGAATAAAGAAATGACAGAAATCAAAGATGAAACTGCACTGGCTGCATTTTCTAAAAGCGGAGGTTTAGATTCAATCATTAATGAAACTAGGCTTTTTGTAAGATCTTTTAAGCATGATTTATCAACCGAGGTAGGCCGCAAAAAAACCAAGTCATTAGGCCATAAAGTTTCCAAGCTAAAAACAAAGCTAGATGCCCTCGGTAAATCACTCACTGATGATTGGGCTCAAAAGAAAAAAGCGGTTGATATAAATAGAAAGTCAATGCGTGATGATCTTGATGAGCTAAAAGCCGAAGCCATTAAGTCGGTTGTTAAATGGGAAGATGACCAGCGTGTTGCTTTTGCCGCATCACTTGAAGCTCAAAGGCTAATAGATGTTGCCGAGCAAAAAGAAACTGACCATGAAATTGCATTATTATTTGCTGGCAAATATGACAGAGAATTGGCTGACAATATTGAGGTTGAAAATCAAATGGCCATCAAAAGGCAGGCCGAGCAAAAAGCTGAACAAGAGGTTCGTGATAAAAAAATAGCGGCAGATGCAACGGCCAAAATTATTGCTGACGGCATAGCAAGAGACATTGAATCAGTTAGGCTTTTAGAAGAAGCAAAACAAGCAACTCAAAAACTTGCAGATGATAAAATATTATATGAAAAGCAAAAAAAAATACATGATGAAAATGTTGAAGTTATGAGACTGGAAGCTATAAGGGTTGCAAAAATTAAAGCCGATCAATTAGTTGAAGAGGCAAGGCTTGATGAAATACAACGCCAAAAAGATGCCCAACAGGTTATTGACAAAGCCAAAGAAGTCCGAGAAGCCGATCAACTAAACACCATTAGGGTGCTTGGTGAAATAAAAGCAGACTTAATGTGGTTTGATATAGATGAGCCTACAGCCAAAGCAATCGCATTGGCTTTGCATAGAAAACAAATGAGAAACCTCACCGTTCAATACTAAAGGAAAATATTATGACACAGGTAGCTAAAAGAGAAGACAAGGCAATGAATGCTCTGGAGGTCGATCAGATAAAAGAGCAAGTCACATCATTGTTAGGCAAAGACGCAAAGAAAATGGAAATCTTTAAGACCAGAATATTAAAAATCTGTCTCAATGATGGCCTCAAAAATTGCACCCCTGAATCTATTATTGAATGTGGCATTCAGGCATTGACACTTAATTTGCCACTTGAAGCAGGCCAAGGGTATGTTGTAACTTATAAACAAAAAGCAACCTTGGACATTGGGTATAAAGGCTGGCAAGTGTTAGCCAAAAGATCTGGCTATTTAGTCCTTGCAGACATTGTTTATTCATGTGACCACTTTTCACAAGCTGGCTTTGGCTTTAACAAAGAAATGAATTTCACGCCTGACTTTACACAAAGGCAATCATCAAATGATAAATGGGCTAAGACAAATTTAACGGGTGTAATCGTATCAGTAAAAGATATTGAAAGTGGCCAAGACACATCAGCCTTTGTACCTGCCGACATGATTCATAAAATTGTTGCTAGCTCACCTTCTATAGCATCACCTCACTCACCGCATAACAAATGGGCTGAGCAAATGTTTATAGCTAAGGCTATCAAACAAGTTATTTCTAAAATGCCAGTCGACCTTTCTAAATCAACAGATTTACAGTCAGCGATCAACCTTACAAATGTTTCTGAACAAGAGGCACAAAAAGACTTAACAAAGCCAGCGCTTTATCCTCAAGAAAAGTTTGACAATTTTTTCCCAACATGGACAGAATATGTCAAGACAGGGAGAACAAAAGCAACATCGATTTTAACTCAACTGCAAGCGCAACACACACTAACGCCAGAAATGACGTTTTCAATAAGCAAGCTGCAAGTTCTTGAACCACTCGATGGTGAAATTGAAGACAGCCCACAAAACCCAGTATCAGGAGAATAAAAATGTTATCAGAAGAACTATTGCAACAACGACAAGGCAACTTTACTGCATCAGGCAATCACGCACTAATGGCAGGGTGGCAAGATGTAGAGCCCGATTCAAACTTTCCAGAATTTAGAGAGCTTTCGCATTTTATTAAAATTCATGGTGGCAAACCTCTTGTTGGTGAAGCCAAAGCAAGTGTTTCATGCAATGTTACGGGCGACTTAATCAATAAGACATGGAAAGCCATGCAGTTTCACAAACCTTCTGTAGGCCTTGTTACATACGCAGAATCAAAGGCACTTGAAGAACACTTTTATATTGACCCATCACTTAACTTTAGTACAGCAAGCACTCGCAACGGTGAGGAGCGAGAAGTTGAATGCATGGAAAAACTAATTGAAGCGACAGGGTTAAACTTTACAAATATCGGTGATGAGCAAATACACATACACGCTGACAGTGTTGGTGTTACGCCAGATGGCATTGTGATTAATGAGTTTGATATTATTGAGACTGGCGCAGAAGTAAAATGCAAAAGCCCTTTGGTTCATTTAAGAAACATGATGATAAAAAACAATGATGACCTTATGCGGGAAGAGTTCGACCATTTTGTTCAGGTACAGACAGCGATGTTTGTCACAGGCGCAGATCATTGGTACTTTGCCAACTATAATCCTTATGCAAAGTTGGACAAATTTAAGTTTTGTCATATCATAATTCAACGCGATAATTACTTTATTGAAGTAATGAAGGAGCGATTAATTATAGCAAAAAGAATAAAAGATGAGTTTGCAAAAAAGCTTGGCTTATCTAACTAACCATTAAATATTGCAAGGCTGTTTTATCGGCCTTGCAATTAATAAGGGAATAATTGTGGAAAAAATAAAAATTGATGATTATGTTTTTTATAGCTCAGTTATTGGTCAAGAACCATTAATGCATCAAGCATATAAAGTTGTTGAATTAGGTGTTGTTTGCGGAAGCAATGTGGCATGGCTTGAGGGCAAGGCTGGCTGTGTTGCAGTGGAGGCATTAACAAAAGTTAATCGCTACGATGAAAAAATCTATAACTTAAATTAAGAGGAAGTAACAATGAGCAGAGGAATTAATCGAGTCACACTTATTGGCAATCTAGGCCAAGATCCAGAGGTTAGGGTTATGCCTAATGGCAACTATGTCACAAATATCTCAATTGCTACAACCGAGGCATGGAAGGACAAACAAACGGGGCAGCCAGTCGAAAAGGTTGAATGGCATCGTGTTATATTTTTTAATCGATTAGCTGAGATTGCAGGCGAGTACTTAACAAAAGGGGCCCAAGTTTATATAGAAGGAAAATTGCAAACACGCAAATGGACAGACAAAGATGGGGTTGATCGCTATACAACTGAAATTATATCCAATGAAATGCAAATGCTGGGCGGTGGTGGCGGTTCTAATAACAACACTGGCACTTCATCAGGTAATCAAGCAAGCAGCCCACAACAGCCTAAAAACGACCAACAATCCCCATCTAACCAACCTGAACAAAACTCACGCCCACTGATGGAAGACTTGAGCGACGATATTCCGTTCTGAACGTCTATAGACATTCCCTTGGGTTGTGTTAAAATATCTTCCTTTGGGAATTAATCTATGAAACTTTGCAATAAATGTAATTTAAAAAAAGTTAGTCAAGACTTCGGTTTAAGGTCAGCTTCAAATGACGGGCTTGCAGCGCATTGTAAATTGTGCCAATCAATATATGACAAGCAAAGAAACAACGACCCGCAAAGAGTTAAGTCAAGAGAAGCTTATTTAAAAACCGACTTAGGCCGAAAAGCTGCAAATAAAGCAAAAAAAAAGTGGGCTAGTCAAAATCCAATTAAGCGATCAGCCAATATAATTGTAGGCAATGCCGTTAGAGATAAGAAAATAATAAAGCCTTCCTGTTGTGAAAAATGTTTTATTAACACAGATAGAATTGAAGGTCATCACTGCGATTATGCTTTTCCTTTGGTGGTTAATTGGCTTTGTCCTGCCTGCCACAACAAATGGCATCAGCTAAACGGCGAAGCTTTAAATTCTGGTTTGTAACACTTAATAGTTTACTTAATGGTTAATGTATATTATAATAACTTACATTAATTAATTCAGAGATAAAAAAAATGAAATATCAAGTAACAGATGACAGCGACAAAGGCAATAATGGCAAGGTATTATTTGAAAGCAATGATCGAGCAGAAGCTAACGAATTTTATAAAGCATACGAAAAGCATCCTGATCATGTAGCTAACCTTCAAAGAAACCCAAACCATAAAAAATAAATTAACCAGCCCTTCGGGGCTTTTAGGTTTAACAAATGCATACTTTAGTAAAAATAACATTTGATGAAGACGGTCAAAAAGTCGATGAACCCGCGTGGTGTTTAAGCGTTTCAGGGGCTGGATCTACAATGTGTTTTTGTAGTGGACAAGTTTATGGATGGGGTGAAGGTCATGCAGGTTTTGAAGAAAAAGAAGTGTATATGGGCGGCATTACTTGCGGTAGCTGCTTGTCATCAATTAAAGAAATAAAATCAATTAAATTGTAAAAAAGGAAAAAGCCATGAATTATTTAAACCCAATGTTTTCATCATCGGCAGTATTAAATTTTCATATAGAAACTGATAAGTCGGAAAACCCATATAGGCGAGCGCACAATAATAAGTTTGACACTGAGGCCCACATGATAAAAATTAATAAAGCATGGCGCACAGGCAACCGAGAAACCTTTTTTATGCTTTGGGATGTAATTTATAAACAGGAGTTAGAGCGCAATGAGTAATTTTGTTACTACTATATTTTTTGAAGATGATGAGTTTTATGTAAATGTTGATTATGATTATCAACCAGAAGAGTCGGGCGATCTAGAAACTCCACCAGTTCCCGAAGGAATAACGATCAACTCTGTAAATTTTGGTGACGTAGATATTAAAGATCGAATAAACTTATCTGCTATAAATAAAATTGAGCAAGAGATTTTTGATAGCTTTGATGAAGAGTTGCAAGAGCCAGAGCGTGATGATGAGTACATGCATTAATTAGGGGAATATTATGTTTATAGAGTTTGACAATACAATTTATAATTTAAATAAATTTGACAGCTTTTCTAAAGCGAAAGATAAAATATTTTTTCATAAAGACGGCGACGATTATGAAACTATTAAGGCTAGTCCAGAGCAAATAGATGCTTATTGGTTTCGATTGCTTAGAATAACAAAATCTGATCATTAAGGAGTAAGGATTATGAAAACAAGAGTTTTTTACACACTATTTGTTTTGGCCTGTTTGGGTGTTATTGCAATGATTCACACTATTGACAGCGCTAAATATTTTAAAGGCGAACAAACAACAACTGAAGATTACTATGCTGAATGGACGCCTCCTGCAACACGAGCTGAATTTATTAGACGACAAGGAAAAATTAATTATGACGAACTCTACAGAAAACCAGAATAGTTTTAAAATAGGCGACGAAATAAGGCTTATAAGAATACATAAAATTCAAAATATAGATCCTAGCAGCAAAGAATTATTCATTTCAACTGATGGCTGGGTTGACCCCGATTATTATGAGCTAGTGCCACCTAAGCCAGTTTACCCCAACCCACCGGACAAGCACTGCGATATTATCTGCCATGTAGCTAATGGGGGGATAGCTAGAAATTTAAAAACTCTTAACACTATAAATAAGCTAGGTGGCACAAACTGGGGCAGTGATAACATTTATGAAATAGTGCAACCTAAGACAGAGGATGAGCTACGTGTTGAAAAACGTATTGAAGTTTTAGAAAATCGCTTACGTAAAGATCAGCAAGAAATCGATTTTACAAAAAAAGAATTAGCCAGACTTAACCCAAACGTACATTATTAAAGGTGATATATGAAAGTTTTACTTTTTATCGCCATAACTTTTGCGGTAATTTTTATCGGGCTTGGATTTAGCCATCAGCCTACAGTCAAACCTAAAAAGTTAGATTTTAACGAATGGCTGCTTAAAAACCATCATTTAATTATTTATAACCAAGGCCACCCGCACGTAATCAAATGGCCAGATGAAAAGCCAACTAAAGGTGAATAATATGAAACCAAGCAAACAAATAAAGGCCGAAGCCATAAATGAGTTTATCGATCAAATGGTTTGCAATATTGTGTCAGGCTTTTCGAACGATAATGTGACATCTGTAGCAGAAGTTTATCGACAAGGGCAGCTTCATGCCAAAAAATATTATGATGCTGACATACTTGATTTAAATGATTCTTGGGGCGATGACGCTAAAAAGGACTGTGAAAAGCCAGAGGTTATAAATAAAAGCAATGACTGGGTAAAAATCAATCACGAAAAAACAAGGAGAGTAGTCACTAAAAGCAATCCAGGCATATGCCAAGATTTTTCAAATGTCACACATTTTAAAATGAAGACTAATGGATGGCTTATAAAGTGCGATGCTGGAGTTGTGTATTTTGCAAAAGATGACATTTCTTTTATTATGAGTGCCTGTGACGATTGGACTGTATAGCTTAACCATGCAACCATTACAGATTACTATTTGCATTCTGTTTTAATAAGTACCTTCACAAAAACTAGGAGATCATATGAAATGAAAAAGTTATTTTTATTAACCGCTACCATCATCTGCTTGATGTTTAGATTTACAATTGCTTATGCCGATGACGCTAAGCCAGAACAGGAGCTTTTTTGTATTGTCGTTCCTGCGCCGGCTGTTAAGGTTGCAGCGATCAATGTAAAGCAAGAATATATATGGAAGGTGACTGGCGAGATCACGCAAAATAGTAAAGCTATTCAGTCAACCGATCGAATTTTATTAACTGAAGTTGGATGGCAAACTTAAAGACCCCGACAAAGAAAATAATTGATAAAAAGAAAAAGAAGCCTAATTAAGTTTAGGCTTTTTTTTGTCTAAAATTAGTGGTACTATTTAGGTGTGTTAGCAATCCTGCGAAACACTTAATTATGCTTTTAGTTTTGATATTTTTTAACGTTTATTATTGTGCTTGCCCAAGATTAAACTCTTGGGCTTTTTTATGTCTCGTCGCAAGCCCTAACACATGGCTCACCTTTTGACCGTCTAGATTCGACCTTATTTTTTCGTTCTTCCCTTTCTTTTCTCATGTCTTCCATTTCCATGTTCAGCTTTTTGAGCATCGTAAAATGAAGTTTAATCAACATGATCGATAAAATAATTCCGACTAATGTGGCTAGCTTGCCGATGTCATTAGGAATCCAATAAAGAAATGTAGCGCCCGTTCCGGTGGTGGCCGCTGACACTGTAGCCGCCGTTTTAGGGCTCGTTGCCACTGTCATTATCATTTCTTTTACGCTCATAATTCCTTACTGCCTTTATAGTGTATTTAAATAAACCGGCTAAAACTGAAAAGATAATCAACAGCCATGAAAGAACCTCTACTGTGTACCACTGCATTTTTCATCACTTGCTTAACAAAGACTTTATTAACCCACCGTTTTCTTTAGGTGCTTTTTGTTTGTCTTGGCTTCGCTTGTGTATGCTTACACCAAGAACAGCTAATGCAATTCCCCAAAGGGTTATTAAAGATCCTAGCAACACAGCCATTTGGCTAACCAGAGCAGATAGCAATGTTGGATTTTTGACAGCAGTATAAAGTAGAACTCCGGTAAAGCCTATCATCTGTATAGCCCAAGAAACCGCAACACAATAACCATAAAATGGCCTCCATCGACGTACAAACCAATCATCAGAACTTGATTCAACTCGAATTGTTTTGTTGACCGTTTCTAGCTCTTCCGATTCAACCTTTCTAAGTTCAACCTTTAGCTCAGCTTTCTTAATATCATAATCATGATTGGCGCGTTTCATTGCAATCAATTGCTCTGGATTGGCAGACTCAACAAATGATTTAAGATCTGTCTCACTTTTCATGTCAATGCCAGTCGCATCTTTTATTGCCTTAAAGGCTAACTGCGGCAAAGTTGTGCCGCCTGTTAATACTGCGCTTGCAATGCTTGGCGCATACTCTTTTAACTTGCCTAGCCAGTCCATAATTAATAAACCCACATTGTTATATGGCCCTTCGGCAATTCTGGCCTAAAACCTAAATGTACAAATGTTTTAGCTACTCCAATAGCGTTACAACCTGCCTCTTGGCCTGCTCTTACTACGTTACCGCGAGTGCTACCATTTACTCTTACATCCCCGCCATTGCCTTTCTGGTGGTCTGCTGGAGTTGTTCTGTGCGCTTCTTCGTCGTGATAAGGGCATCGACCCCCACTTGTCACAGATAACGCAAAACCTAAATTAAATCGGACTAGCTGCATTCTATTTAAATGCTCTTGGTTGATACTACGCTTATCACACAATTTATGTCCGCAAGTGCATAAGAGTTTAGTGTCTAATTCTGGGTTAAAATTTAATGTTTTAATCATTCTAAATTACCTCCGATAAAACCAATATGTGTAATTCAGGCCAAGGCCGTCATAGCCATTCCTGTCTTTACCAAACACGCAAGAATGATGTGTGTATTTACCGTCTAGCTCATGCCGCTTATTCTGATGCCTCCATAGGTTTCCAACTAGACCCATATTAGATGTGAGTTTGTCATCAGTCCCGCCTTCAACGCACTGTGCGGACGTTTTAAGCGTTGCATCTATGCCGATATAAACGCCAAACTCATTAAACAACGTACCACCCATAAACATATCACTACTGGCTTTGGTGTTGGCTGAGTAAAACAGCGAATAACCCACAAAAGCAAATCCTATAATAATAAAAATTCCTAGTGCCGCACTTGCCGCTGAACCTTCGCCCTCGTTATTCTTCCAAAATTTAAATGACTTACCTTTGATGCCGAACACCCAAAAAAAGGCCAAGCCAAGAATAACAACAATAAATAAAAGCATAGTTTTCATTTCTGCTACAAAGCCCATTATAAAATCATACATTTTAAACACCTCTCATTTTTTTGATTTTGTTCGAACTCCTACAGGTAATAGCGCCTTGTGTGCTACCCATATCGTTTTTAATTGCTCCCTGCCCGACTTTAAAGCGGTGTATAACTCGTCGCTAGTGACATCATAGACCTTGTTATCTTTCATTTTCCACCAGTCAATGCCATCATCAATACCACCTGCAATCAAATCAAAGTCGCCTTGACGCACTTGAATAATGCGACCGTCACCGAAGTCATATTCCATTTCTAACATTGCCGCGTCGCGTATCTGCTTAGGCGTTAACGGTTTGGGGGCAAGTATAATGGCTAACTCATCCTTATATTCTTTAGTGCTAATCTCAGTTAAATAGCCTTTTTTGTATTTGCTTAAATTTGGATTTTCGAACAACTTACCTTGTTCGTTTTTGTAATATCTATTCATTTTAATCAATCCTGTTTGTTTACCGAATTTCTACCCAACCTGTTTTAGTGTTAGCTGACGTAATTTCATAAGTGCTGTCTTTTGGAACAGCAATAGAAAATGAATCGACAGAACCACTAGAAGGATCTTCCATTCTTCCCGATGCCTTTCCATCTATTTCCGCAACTGTACCACCGGCTGATCCAAGTCTCATAATAACATAGACTTCAATTGTTCTTTCTGTGTCGTTTGTATACACAGTCCCTTGCGATCTAACACTGGTAAGATCAACAACTCCCTGCCCTAAGCCAAGAGGCGCATTTTTTGCTCTAGCAACTAAAGTAATAGTAGTGCTAACGGTTTCATTAACTAGTGATTTTTTACTTGTACCACCTGCATGGGCTTGGTTGACAATGATGTTATTAGCGTCCGTTATAACTTCAACTGTAAAATCTTTGTCATTGTTAGATGACCCATCGGGCCTTATAACGTCACCAACTGCTAAACCAATGGAGCCAATACCCGTAAGACCTATGTTGTTTGTTGATTGCGTAAATACTGTTGAACCTGTAACTGTTGGATCAGTTATTGATAGTGCAAACCAATTTGTTGCGTCTGATTCAGGGATAGTTACACTTGTATGATTTGCGGTCTTGCAAAAATAAATCCCATTAGGGCGAGCTGCAAGGCTTTGTATTTGATATTCTTGAGCACCATCCCACTCAGCCATGCCCATTTGATGAAGGTAAGCAATAAACAAAGTTTGTGTATAACCTAAAGCATTATAATCTTGAAGCTTTGGGTTTTCATTAGGTCCCACAATTTCCCAACCTTCAAGAAATTCTGATGTAACATTATCGTCAAGGGTGTCGCTTTGTGTGTCAGGGCCAAATATTGTTCTATTAGTGCCTGTTGCATTAGACCCAAAAGGAACAACATTTCCTGTTTTTCTCGTTATCTTAGCCATTATAAAATCACCTTTCGAGCGAAAATGCCGCCCTCTCTGTTGTCAAATTTACTTGCAAACCCGTTAGAGTTTGGATTGCTACTGAAACCAAATGTGTTGCCTATTATAGCCTGAGTTATTCCTAAATACTTCACACCTTGCGGCTTTGGCAGTAGTTCAAGTTTTACGATAACTTTTAACCTTTCTAAGTCATAAGCAGGTGTTATATACAATTCAAGAGTCATGTCATATTTATCAACAACGTAAGCCTGCCCGTCAAATAAATCATTAACCGCGGATTGAATTGAAACTTCATTTAGTGAGCTCATGTAAGGTGAGCCAATATTTTTACCGATTTTAGCTTTAATAAATAAATAATAATCAGGATCATTTAAAGTTAAAGGTGTAAAAGATGAAATAAACTTTCTAGCAAATGGGGCTGAACTACCCTTAAATTCAAACTTGTCTGCGAACCCTCTGGCGTTTGCATTGCCATCAAAACCAAAGGCAATCTTAGCAATGACATCAGGAATAATTCTTTTTATACCAACAATATTTCCTATTATGTCTAGTCTGTCTCCAGTAGCTTGATCAAGATCCATTTCAATGGGGAAGCGATTTAATAAATTATATGAACGTTCATAAATAGCCGCTTTTAATTCAATCTCAGCACGAGCTTTGGGTTTGTCCCAATATTGCTTAATTATTAAATTTCGGTATTCGCTAACAAAACTCATTTATGTAATCTCGGTTACGGTTATATTTGCCACATCAATTGAAAATTTGTTTTTTAATCCTGACAAAATACGCTCATCAGTAAAGGTTGAGTTGTCGTCACTTATTTCAACATCGTAAGGAATAAAAGCTTCGCCTGCTTTAAATATTTCAGCATAGATTTCACCGGCCAAAATATTAACCCCAATATTAAATGTCTTTTCGGCTATCTTTTCCTTGATTAAATCATCATCAATCGGGTTGGCTGCATTTCTACGTTTAACATTTAATCGAATATAAAGCGGCACATCAACGGGCCGGTCAAAGCTCATAGTATGTATATAATTAAAAGTGGTGCCGTCTGGTCGTGTAATTGTTTCGGTGTAAGTGCCGTCTACATCACCGAATAACGGCTTGCCTCCTGTTTTATTTAAAACCATAGTTTTAGATATGTCTGCAATAGAGCCGCCTTCAACAACGACCCAAAGAGAATGCGCCGGTATGCTTCTCGAGTCGGTTGAGGCTGTATCATTCTCATATATTACAAGGCCAGTGACATTGTTAACCGCAGCCAATGCAGAATATAAACGGCCAACCCCTGATGAAGTTGGCAGCTCTAAAGATAGATTTCGTCTAAGTCGAACCTCCTCTTCAGTTTCCTCATTTATGCCAACCGTCGCCGCCAATGCATTTGTAACACTAACCACTCCATCAACAAAGGTTGCAAATTCTGTTATTGTGTCTGGCCCTGCTTCAACGGCCCCAAACAAATCAGAAAACAAAGTGATCGTATTAGATCCCGATGTTAAAACCAAATCACTCAATGTTTTCCATGACTGGCCTATATCATCAGTAACAGTGAAGCCAGCCACAAGCGGGTTAATTGCTCGATCAGTAACAAGTGTCACATCAGCCTGTGATCTAGTGGCTGGTCTAATATAAACGCCTGCAAGTTTCATTATGCGCTGTTGTGACTGTCCAAATGCAAAGTCTGGGTCTAATTGTTGATACATTGTTAATGCAAAACTTTGCAAATCAAGATGAAGCTGAGCCTCAATCGCTAACCTTTGGCCGTCCGGTGAATCTGGATCAACAGTTATGTCATTGCCATAAATAGCTTTATAGCCGATAACAAGCTCATCATAAATCTCTTGGAAGGTTTGTACACTTATGCCTTCGCGTGTAAATTCTGGCTTCATTATATGCTCACCTCCGCTAAAATATTTTCATTAAAGACATCATTATAAGAGACTTCAATTTTTGCCTCTCTGTTTAGATCCTTACTAATCAGCTCAATGCTAGTGACAGAAACGACACCATTAGTTGTTAAAATGCTTTTTTCAACTTGACGGATAATGCGCCGATCTGTGCCAAGGTTGCCAAATAACTCAATCCAAGGATTACCGTTTTCAACATCCAAGAAAAAATCATCTGTAAATGACCGCAAACGAGTAACAACATTTTGCTGTATTTCTTTTGAGCCAGTTAGATAATCAGCCTTGCCTCTGCCAAATCTCCAATCACCTTCATTGTCGATGCTTCTAACGCTCATTAGTTTGGGCCTCCTGTATTGCTAGGGCCGGTTGTCACGCCACTATGGGTATGAGTTCCAAATTCTATGCCGCCAATTCTTGCCTCAGCCATTGTCATTTTGCCAGTGCATACAATGTCGCCGTCAACTCTCAAATCCCCGTTAACGGTTAAATCTCCAGTCTGTATCATGTTTCCTTGATGCGTATAATCTCCATCAAGGTTAGTGTCTCCGGTTTGCTGGATAACATCTGGAATGTCAATCAAGCCGGCCGCATTACCGATGCCAACTAAAGCAAATCCATCACTATAGTCATGCATTCTATACTCAGCCGGTGGCGCAAAATCTTGGCCCGCATACCAGCGATCATAACATCTTTCTGTAATTACAAGTAAACAGTAATCACCTACTGCTATTGGGTGCGCTGTATAGCTTGACCCGCCTCTCATAAAAATAGGGGGAACCTCAGTAAATGTCGTTAAACTTTTAAACTCTCCGGCCGCAACCGTCCATTGAATAACAGGATCAACACTTAGTAATTTGTCACCAACTTTTGAAACTTTACCGATTGCAACCGTATGAAGGTTGGCCAACTCTGGCTTAAGCACTCCAAGTATTGTTGAAATTAATTGCTTTTTGCTCATCATAAGACTTTAACCTCACCAACTAATCGACCAGTGCAAACCATGTTCCAAGAATCGCCGTAATTATCACCTGAGTAGCTTATTGTTTCAACTCGGTAAATCCCATTAAGGTGCGGTGCAGTAGTGCTCAATAATTGTGCTCGACCACCAATCACAACTGATGGGTTCATTTCTGTCTCAAAAGTGACGAGCTTATTCTGCCTTGATGGCGTACTAATCAATCCTGACTTAGCAGAGACAACAGGAATAAACCGGCCTACAACCTCATTATCAGAAATTATGTAAAGCTGCTCATTTTCAATGTACCAAGTTTCACCAACATTGACAGCTTCATCAATTAGCTTTAATGAGTTTCCAACCAATATTTTAGGTCGAGTCAATACAGGTCTAACCGTTATTTTTCCTTCGCCGGTGTTGGGCATATCGAGCAAGATAGAATCAAGGGCTGTTTTGCCCCCTCTGACGGTTCTATTTGTAAAGCTGTTGATTGCATCAAAGCCGCCATCAAGACCGCTAATTTTAGTCACAATGTCCGGCCCTTGCCTTTCATTGCTGCCAGTTAATATTGTTCCTTTGTATACTGATTGAATTAAGCCCTTATAGCCAACTTGTAATGAAATAGGTATTCGCTTTTGGTCTTCAGCATCTTTAACTAAAGCAAGCCGATCTTTTTCACTTAGACCGTAAATAGAAAGCTCTAATTTATTTAGCTGGCCACTTATCGATTTGTCTGCTGTAAAATTAATTCGCTTAGGTGGGATCACCGTTACTGTGCCGCCTCTAATATTTAGAGTTAAAATAAAATCGCGTGTTGACATTTAAACTTCTATACCGTTGCGGATGCCAACCATGTCAGCTCGTTCAAGCATGTATAAGTTGCATCGACCTTCTAAGAAATCACCAATTTCAAAAGGATCTAAACCTGATCCACTGTTGTCTGTAACTTCAAAATCAAATGGCTGATTTTGGCTTAGCATGTGAAGTACGCCGACTGACAGCTTCAAACCTTTAACAGTCTTGCCGTCATATTCTGCATCAATAACCCACATAGAACTTTTAAAATAAAACCTTAAAGTTAATATAACTTCAAAATCTTCTAAAATTATTGAGTGCTGCTGAATGGGCTCATCGGTTATATTTTCTATTTCAATCACGAAATAAACCCCCTATATATTTACTAAGAATAGACTCAACTTTTTTACCTTCCTGAATGCCTTTTTCAACCAAGCTACCTTGAGCTCCATTATTTGCCGCTGATGGATTTTTAGCAGGGTTTCCATCTAATACAAATATAGACTCAGTAAACCTTAATTCCATAAATTCAAGTGTAAATGACAGGCTGTTTGTTGTGTTGTTTCTTTCATAATCTAATAGTGAAAGTGACATATTTTTATAGGTTCTAAATGGCGCATCAATATTTATTAACACATCGCTGTCGTGTATTGATTCCATTGTGTCTATAAATTTTTCAATGTTGCTTTTGCCTTGCGTACCCGTAAATCCTAAATAAGAAGCAATCTTTTTTGATGATGCAATTAGGCTATCAGCTTTATCAATGGCCCCTGATACATCATTAGCTAATGCAGATACTTTGTTTATTTGTGATTGTGTTCTAACAGGCAAAAATTGTGTGACAAGACCAAGTGTTGCCTCTGCTTCACGAATTATTGCATTAGCCTCAACGGGTGCAACGTGCAGGTCAGAAACTTCGCCTACTATGGTGATCATAAGAGGCTCGCGAATTATATGACCGTTCAATGGCTCACCATCTTCAAGGTATACAGTTGGACTTTGACGAGTTCTAGAAACTTTTTCGTTAACTTTAGCAAGCGTATTAAAGCCGCCAATGCCAACAGGTTCAGCTTCATCATTTTTAAACTGAGCAGCTAAATATTTTTTAATCACATTCCACCCCGCCTAGATTGATATTGTGCATCTGTCATCTGTTCTTGCAATGTATCTCTAATAACTACACCGGCCCTTTCAGGATCAGTTGAGCGAATATCAATATTAACATTTTGCTCAACCCTGCTGTTTGAGTTGCTAACACTTCCAGAAGGAAGCATAGAATTATCGGGCAAATCTTCTGCGCTAAATGTGCTGGCAACTGGCATCGAAACACCATTTATTTCTATCTTTGCCTTGTCATTAAACATATCAAGAAGCCAGTTAGGAACAATATTATCTAAATTTGAAAATATGTTTATGAGATCATTTATTAAAGCTTTGCCTGCATTTAAAATCGAATCAAACGCGCCCGTGATGCCGTCAACTATAAAATTTAATGACGGCACAATATCAAAGTTAAAAAACTCTAAAAATAAATCACGTATAGCAGATTGACCACCGTTAAAAGCAACAATCAAATCATCGACTACAAATATAATTGCGGATATTATCCCCGCTGCAATTATAGCCGGTGAAAATATTAAACCTAAAGCCGTTGCCCATCCTAATGTCGCAACTTTTAAAGCCACAAATATGCCAACGCCAGTGGCGAGCAAAGGGAAAACACGAACAAGGGCATCTGTTAAATCACTTAAAAGCTCAAATGTTGCAGTGATGCCGCCAATGATCCAATCTTTGTTCGCTATTAAAATATCTGTAAAGCTATCAACTAAGCTGCTCATTTGCGGGGCCAATCCAACAGCAATCAAACGGCGCAAACCATCCATACCAAACCTAAGAGTGGTCAAAGAGTCATTATATTCTTGTGCTTGTTCGATTTGTTCTTGATTTAAAATGCCAAGCTCTCTCGCACGATTGGCAAGCTTTCCCATTTCAGCAGATGAACGATTAAGCATAGTCAGCAAAGAAGCGTCAATTCCCAAAGCCTCGGAAATTGATTTTTGCTCATTTAAAGAAAGCCCTAATGTTTGAAATCGATTACCAATTTCAGTTAAAACGGTATCAGTGCTTTTCATTATTCCGTTAGAGTTTCGAACACTTATACCAAGACGAGAAAATTCCTCACTGCCTTTTTGACCGGCCTCACCAATTTTAGTTGATAGCCCTTCAAGAGAACTTGCAACTTGCTCAATACTTGAATTGCTAACTGAGGCTATAAAGTTGAGCTCTTGTATGCGCTCAACGGCAACGCCTGTGGCTGCGCTAAGATCAATTAATGGTTGTATAGCTTCAAGCGTATTAGATGCAAAGGTGCCAATCAGTGCAGCACTGCCAGCAACGGCAGCACCAAAACCGATAAGCAATCCAATTCCGTCACCTAACGCTAAATTGTAATCATTTAAAGGTGAAGATGAGCCTTCAAAACTAAACCTTGTGATTAACTCTGTGACATCTGCCATTATTTTTGCTCAGCTTTCCATTGATAATGTCTAGTGATTGCATTGCCTATTGCAGAATACTCTAAAGCGTCTAAAAACATTGGTGTGTCCCATTCTTTAATTTCTGAAACTGAACCATAGCCGTTTGATGCTAAATGCAATATGGCCATGTTATCATCAGAAATATTTGTATGCTCTATAAAATTATTCTCAGCCGATGGCGCATAAACCTTTAATTTCCACTGAGACCTTTTAAAAAAGGATAACTCAACGCTGGCATCATGGATTGAATGTATAAAAAATAATCTTCGGGATAAGTGTCCCAATGATCTTGCCTTTTACTCATCGACTGGTCATCAAATAAAACAACGCTGTTAATTGTTGATTCAACATCGGCCCACTCACTAGATTCAATAAACCAAAAATCTTTGTTTTTTAAATCGTTTTGTATGTGTGTGAAATATGAAAATACCTTTCGACGCTTTAAATGATTTACATTTGCTATAAAGTAATCACGACCGTTGATAGTCGCACATTTGTCTTCATATATTTGACGCGCCATTTCTAAGGCTGCATTGGCTGGAGTTGTTTCTTTAACTTCTTTGACTTCTTTGATTTTTTGCTCTGGCATAGATTTACCCTAATCTCCCGTTGTGAATTAGACTGGCAACACTAACGGGTGAGTAGTGCTTTCAGGTGATCTACCCTAGCCAATCCAAACTGTTTATAAGTTTCTTGTACCTCGACGGAATCGAATTACATATTCCATACCGGCGCTTCCATCTGTTGAGTTAACAGACTTTGGTGGTTGTGCAGTAAAAGAACCATTTTCTAATGCATAAGACTCAACCGCCTGTGTGCCATCCTTAGTGTAACTTTCTTTAGCGCTGCCCTGAAACAAAGTTGGTGGTGATTGATTTAAAGCCGTATTTAAAAATACATCACTATCACTAAATTTCATAACTCGAACTGTTACATCATGAACGTGTCTATCAGATCGTTCGTTAATGTTAACTGCTCCATTTATTCCATTCGTTTGACTGGTTGCAGGATTGACAGGTGTTAACATTACATTTTCACCCTCAAGCAAGTCGTCAATAATTGTGCCATTCAGCACTAATGTTGTGCTGCCATTGGCTAGTATAATCGCGCTCATAATTAGTACCTTATTTGTTTACGTTTATGATTAAATTTACGCTATGAACCGCGCCTTGATATTTAATGGCACCTTGCAAAACTGGCGATTTTCTTAGCTCTCGATCTGCTTGAGGTTGATCAGCTAAAAGACCGGCCAACCAATAAAAACCATTATTCAAAATGCTACGTTTAAATACTTCAACATCGCCAAAAGTGTCAGGACTTGACCATGTGCCAGCACCGATAAATCCAGCCGTAACAAATCCGCGAGTTGTTTTTTCAGCTTGATCAACTAGCTGGTCAACACCTTTTTGTGTTTGCGGTATTTTAGTTGCGGTGATCTTTAACAAATTGAACTGATCAGTAGAAATTGCATCTACATAAGCCAATAAATTATATCGATTATCTGTAAAGTCATTCGCGCCACTTGTCAAAAGAATTGGTGTCAGTTTAATGGTAGTGTAAACATCAAGGCCAACCGTTTTAGCTTTAAGCAATTCTGTAGAAGTATAAGATTCTGCTGAAACTGCTAATTCCTTTAACTGCATTGTTAAAGCTGAATTAATAGCATTGAAATTAACAGTATGAGCGCGAGCCATATATGAAGCTGCCATTTTTCTGTTGTTTGCTTTACTGTAAAGCATGCGATAATTATTCAGGCTTGCTAATTTAATATCCCAAACAACATTTGTTGCATCTACTTCAAGGTTGGCCGGTGCATTGAAGACATCATACAACAGCACATTATTTGCTTGAGCCCAAGTCGCCAAGTTTTTCGATTCTGTGTCAGTCGGGTTGTCAATAAACATACCGCCCTTAAAATTAGTGACTGCTTTAATGGCCGTAACTGCCGCCTCTTTCGTTTCTAAGGCGATTGTTGATGATACTGCACCCTGAACCAAAACTGCGCCTGTACCGTCAGCCAGCGCTAAAATATCGCCGATAAACGTACCGCTAGAAGGATCAGTAACAAATGTTAACAAGCTTGAACCACCTGTTGTGTCACTTGTAATTACAATTTTTTGATCATCAATAGAAGCAGTCGCACCAGTTAAATCCGCATCAATTAAAGCAACAGCACCCGCCAAAGTAGTTACTGTTCTAAAATCCAAGCCTGTTATGTTTTCAGTTGAGCCGTCAACATCAATGTCAAAAGAGCCATCTTCAATGCCTTGCAGCAAACCAATAGTTGTTGCCTCAGATAACTGCAAGCCCGTCAATGTAGCTGCTGAAGCTGCAATAGCCTCCTCTGCCGCTCTCCAGTAGCCAATAATTAGATAGCCGCCTGCATTGACCGGATTTGGACTAGTGCCAAAAAAAGCCTTTGCGAAATCATAGGGCTTTGAGCTTGTACCATAAGCAACCGCAACCGATGCCGAGTCTCTATGAATGCTAAATCGATTAGCTGTTGAAAGAGTGCCTAGCTGTTCGCCAGTTATGATAGTGACAACATTAAAATTGTCTCTAGCAGCTAATTGACCGCCCTCTTGTATGCTTACTGTGATGACTTCTGTGATGCTTGCGCTCATTAGGAATACTCCAATCCGTTTTCAGATGAAATTGATAATTGTGATGTGTCGATTCTTAGTGTAGCAACATCCACATCATTTGTTAGTTGTAAATTAAAAGTTAATTCGATTCTTTCACCGTACTGTTGACCGGCCAATAATTTTACATCAGTAATGCTTTGGGTGTTAAATACTGCAATGCCTAATGTCCTTTGCAGGTCAGTTGATTTTTGTGAAGCAATCAGCAATGAAAAATTGTTTGCTCTGTCCCATGCATCAATGCCGTAAAACGAGAGCACCATTGGAATAGACTGGCGTTTATAATACTTCATTGACTCGGCAACACTGTCAAACTTTTTGCCGGTTCCTATTGTCTGAACTGATCCTAGTGAATCAACTGCAATATAAGCGATATCATAATCTTGAATTTCATAACCAGCTCGACCTATTTTAATCAAGCTTTCATCGTAAATCAAAAGATCACGAATAAATAAGGCAGTTTTAATTAATGGGTTGTTCATGTTATTACCAACAATGGCCGCTTAGTTTCTTCAGCAAGCTGCTTACAAAATCCGTAATCTGTAAAATCACCTTTTCCAATAAATTTATAATCTTTGCCTTTGTATTGCAGGTATTCACCATTAAGCATAACTGTTGAACTATGTACGGTTAAATGCTCATTTGAATGGTCAATTGTGTCAGCTTTTAAATCATCTGGACTTGCTGATTGAATGACACATTGTTGCAATCTTCCAACGATAACATCAGTTACAACAAAATTTGTGCTTGTTGATGTAACCGTTTTTATAGTTGCCTCTTGCAAAAAAAACTCGAATGCTTCTGACATATAAAGAATCATGAAGACCTCACAACATAAGTAATCGAGCCTCTAAGAATGCCTGTATCAATTAGCACCTGACTGCTGCCTTTAGCTTTTTTAGTGCTTTCCTTAATGTCATCCCACACCCCATACCCGCGAGTAGTGAATGCGCCTTTTGATATGTTTACAGCAACCGAACCAATTAATCCCAATGCTATATCTGCATCCTTGCCACGCTTCCAAACATCGGCAAATTGCTCTTCTGTTGTTTTTTTAAGTTCTTCTTTTTTTTCAATAAATGGTGTATTTAAAAATGATCGTCTCGGTATTTTTTTCCCGCCGTATTCGTGTATTGCTCCAATAGCCGCAACCGTCATGCCTTCGCCGTATATTTTGCCGCCTATTTTTTCAGATGGCAGGCCAACAGCAACATAACTTTTGGTGGCTTTATTGATATTCTTAATATAAGCCGCCGTTCGTTTTTGCATTTCCTTTGGAGTTAACTTAGCCATTATCTAGGCGGTGTTTTAGGTATAGGAGCAGACAAAAAAGCGATAGCAAATATAATTGAAATGACAATCACTAGCTCAACAAAATATTGTAAATACATCATACAAAAACACCTCCAGCCCTATTTCGCGTCAACATTAAATATCTTTGACCGTACTTAGTAGACCGCAACCAGTCTGACCGCTCACTAGTTGAAACAGATGCAGCCGCAAAAGATATGGACACACCGTCAACACTTGAAGACGAAATATCTTTAACTGTTGAGGACGCTGCTTTTTCTTCAGAAATCAGCATGTGCGCCACTAGGTTTAAAATAATCTCTTGATCATCTGGATATGTGCCGCCGTAATAAAACGGCCAAACGTCAGCCAATATGTTTATTGTTGCATCATATTTGTCATCATCAAAAACAGGAAATCGAGCTTTAAAATCATCTATTAACATTCGACTAAATGACCAAGGTCAATAGCCCTTTGCAACCGTTTCATGCCTTGAATGCTTTTTTTATCTGAAGATGTAACTGTGTATTTTTTACCTGCCAAAACATCAGTATTAAAAACTTGATAAGTTGCATCTAATGCATTTTTAACTTTTAAAATTGGCTCAACATGACTAGATTCAGAAATGTCTAATTCAAGATCAGGTTGTTCTTGGTCTTGAGAACCTTCAGCATTTAACTCAACATCAGAGCCTTTCGGCTCATCAATAGGATCATTAATTAAAAGTGCTTCATCAATTGAAGGTTGTGCATTAATTGAATCACCCCCAACAATTGAATCATCAACATTTGCAGATTGCTTCTTGTTTTTCTTGCTCATAATAACACCCGTACTTTTTAATTATGAATGACTGTTAAATTAAAGTGCTGTCAATGTTCTAGCAGCACCAGTTTCAATAACATCCAACCCTGCAATGCTAAAGAAGCTTTCAACAAAGTATTTAAAACCGCGCTGATCTACACTAGAAACATTTAGCGGGACAGGCAAGCGGAATTGTAATGCTCGACGATTAGATGAGTATGCAATCGTTACCGATGCACCACCAGCGCCAGCGTTACTTGCTTTGTTTGTTAAGCCAAAGGTAACAGTTGGAAAGTTAGCCATCAAAGCCGCCATGACTGACATTTCAGAACCGGCAGTGTTGAGAATAAGGCTAGTAGCAATATTGTAAACACCAACTGGCATGGTTACCCGATCAGCTTTAAAAGTTTCAACATTTAAGACACCAGACCATTGCGAAGTAATCAAGGTTGAAATCTCGCCATACAATTCAGCACCCGTAAGTGTTGAAGCTGCACCGCCTGCCGCCGCAGTTGCCCAAGTGCTATTTAAAAGACCTGTTGTTTTTTGGGTGCCGTCTGATCGAGTTTGTCCGAGATATCCGATTTGATCAATCTCACGATTGTACAATTCCGCATGGCCTTCAAAATATCGAGAAGGCAAGTTAATGTTTTGCAACTCAGCTTGCTTTAGCTCAATCTCAGACCAAGAAGATTCTGCTTCTTTTGAAAATACTGAAATTGAATCTTCTTCACCTGATAACGTAATGCGACCAGTGCCATTTGTAGCAGTGCCAGATTCAACAAACCCGCCCTCTGTTCTAAGCTTTAGCTTTTGAACTGATGTGGCATAACCACCTTCATTGTTGACTACAACGCCACCTTGCAAAAAGGTTAAGCCTGCAAATTCTTGTGTGAATATTTCAGAACTTACATGCTCAAGATTTCTAGCAAGTATAATACCGCCTTCATCTTTGAACGATTTTGCAGCTACAGCCGCAATGTCTGTAAAAGACTTTACGTTGTAGACTTTCTTAATTTGTTCAATAGTCTTTTTCATTTTAAAAATCTCTTAGATGAATTGGTTGATGCGAACTAGCCACACGTTGGTTGCTTTCAGTTCCCAGAATACAACATTGGGAACATTTATGATTCCAGCCGTAACTGAAGCATCAGTTGCCTTGCCAGCTTCGGCAGTGTCGGCATTGATAACCTGTACAGCATCATACTTAGAAGGATCGGCAGCATCGGTCACTGTCACAGTTGCAAAACCAAAGTTGATGACCTCTGCAACAGAGTCAATTTCGCGGCCAGTAGTTTTGTAAAGAATAGAGCCAATCTCATTTGTTACTTTACGTTTAACAATACCTGCAATAACAGGTGTTGCAGATCCATCTAAAATGTCAAGTGAGCCGCCATCGAACTTGGCAAACCTACCAACCATTAAATCATTCTGAAAAACTTCGTAAGCACTGACATTGCCTACTGAGTCACTGATTAGCTCGCCTGCTGGTAAGTTAGGTGCGGCTGCTAAAACTGTATTGTCAAATGACATTTTACTCTCCTAGATCTTTTGAAATACGCGCATCAAGGGCTGATTCGCTTGAGTGGTCGCCAAACTTTGTATAGTCGGCAGATTTACGAAGCAGCTTAAAAGCAACTGACAATTCAGCATCTTCAAACTTTTCGGTGGATTGTGTGTTTAATGCGGCTCGCATTACATCATTAGAATTTTTGTCGGTAAAGTCAAAATCTTCATCGACAAATTGACGTGCTTTATTTATGACTGAGGAAAACTTTTTAACTTCAGCATCGGCAAATGATTTGGCCTTAACTGAAACCGCATCAGAAAACTTTTTCTCTTTCTCTTCATCAGTTTCTTTGTCAGCATCGGCCATTTTTTCTTTGTCCATGTCTGCCATTTTTTGTTTTTCTTCATCAGACATTTCTTTTTCTTTGTCCATGTCTTCGTCTTCAACTTCAATGCCTTGCTCTTTAGCATACGACATGATTTCCATCATGGCTGGTATCAGCTTGGTCAATTCCTCAATAGGAACTTTGCGAATTGCATCAGGTAACTGTGTAGCAACTTCAACAATCTGCTCCAAGTTTACACTGCCTTCCGCATCTAAAAACGATTTGTGGAGCTTTTTCATATTAATCTCACTTTGGTTTAATGTTAGTTTACGATCTAAAAAGCTGCAAAGAGAGCCGCAACGACCCGCAGGAACAACAGCTAAATGATGTGGCACTATATCTATCTGCTCATAGTCCCACTTTGAATGCGGGATTAAATTCCCAAAATAACCAAGTGATAATTCACGTTTATCATCTAAGCTAGCCAGCATTGCATCAGTAACAGAAATATTGTTTTTAATGGCAATGTATGAGCTTGTAGTTTCATCAAGCTGATCAATGATCTTTGCTGATTCAACATTGCTGCCGGTATTGGGCGCAGGCTCATCCAAGCTTACGTGCTCATCAGTCAAAGGTATTCCCTTCATTCCTGAAGCAGCATTAGCAATGGTTGCCGGTGATCTGTATACAGTAAATATTTTGTCAGCCGGTTCAATTTCTAATTCAGATCCTAGGTATTCAAGAACCCCATCACGAACACTTATGGCTGTTTTGTCTGCACTCGAATAAACGGCGAGATCAGAAAACTGCCTAGATAATTTTGCTTTGTCTTTCTTGACAGTCATAAATGAAACCTATGCATAATGTCGCGAGTATAAATCCTATTTATAGTAATAGTCAAATATTGTAAATTTCTAAACTTCTGTTATTTGCACAAACCAACCAAGAACCTTTATTGCTGTAGTTGTTGGAGATTCAAATCTAATTCTAGCAGGATTTGCGCGAGTGCTTTCATCACCCATGTATATCCTAAACAAAACAGTTACAGGTGTTCCAGTTGCCGCAGTCTTATAATAAACATGACCAATGTTTAAATCATAAGCATCATCTGAACCCTCAGCTAAACTAAATACAAGATCAGCTTCTTGAGCTGCCGCATTATCAATCTCAATACTAATGCGAAACTCTATAGTGTCGCCAATCTTAAGACTTGTGAAGTCAAATTTGTTTGTCGATGGGTCCCATATGTTGTCTTTTAAATCTGGGTTGTGAGCATCGGTAGCACTGCCTAAAGAATTGTTAGTTAAATATGTATTTGATGCACCTCCTGTGTGATTTATGGGAGTTGAGGCCGTTGCGGTGTCATTATCAAAAAACCAATAAGTTCTGGTGAACCTAGAGTCTTGTGTAACTATCTGAGGGTATGGCATTTAAGATCTCCATAAAAATGCTTTAGCACTTTCAGCACCAACAACATCAGCAAGCACGATCCTTGCTTGTATTTGTGGGCCGTTAAAAAATGGCATTGCATAAGTAGCTTCCGCGCCTGCAAGAGTTAGATCAATACTCGCATCTCCAGATGATACGCCTTGCCATTGCCCTTGAATCGGTGAGGCTGATGCAATACAAGTCCCATCTGTTACAGTCACAATGTCACCTAACGCATCATAAAAAGCAATTACAATAACGCCTAGCTGATAGCTTGGATCGAATATATCAGTTAAAAAAGTGCCATCAATCGGCAAAACATCCGATCCAGCGTTTTTAAAATATTCTCTTTTAGACATTTTTAGCCCTCCATTTTTGGAATTTTTAAAATATAACCGCACCGGCAATTGTAGTCAACAGCCGGTAGCAAAGTTTTTCCGTCGCATGACGAGTAAAGCCC